GCCGCCGGCCCGCCGGCGACCTGCGGCGACCCCGGATAGCCCGCCATGTTCAGCCCCGGCTGCGGCGCCGCCCCGCCGATGGGCGTCCCGTCAGGCCCCAACACCGGCTGCGTGGTCGTGATCGGCTTTGCCGCCCACCCGCCCCGACCGTCGGGTTCGAGGATGTGGGGCAAGCCGCCGATGTTGATCACCTTGGGGTTGAAGTTCGTGGCCCCGCCGACGTTCTGCGGACCGTACCGGCCGCCCTTCTCGCGCCGCTGGAGTTCCGCAAGGCCCTGGTCGTACTCTGCCTGCGAGATGCTGCCGTCGTTGAGGCCCTGCGTGAGCCTCTGCGCCATCTGCTGGGCGCGTGCCGTGGTCAGTGGCGCGGCTTGCCCTGCGGCGCCGGCGCCTCCCGTCATGGCCGTCCCGGTTTCGAGGCCGCGTAGGATCGTACCGACGCGGGCGCTCGGGGCGCGGCGTGCGGCGGACCCCGGCCCGATGTCGCCGTGTTCCATCACCCGCCGGGCCTGGTCTTCCGGCATCCCCGTCCTGGCCATGATCTTCTTGGTGGTTCCGGCCCCGGCCGGTTGCGGCTTGGCCTCCTCGCGGATGCTCTGGGCCCGCGCTTCGTCGGCGTCGGCCCGCTCCATGAACTGGTCGGCCTGGTCGTAATACTGCTTGGCCTTGACCGGATCGCCCGCCTTGGCCGCCGCGTCGCCAAGTTTGCGGTGCTCGTTGGCCCTGGCCGTGGCCTCGGTCGCCCGCGTCCCGTACTTCTGGGCGCGTGTGCCGATCTCGGTTTGCTTCTCCTTGGAAACGATGTCCGTCACCTTCGGGGCGATCACGTTCTCGCCTGTGAGACTTCCGGGCCCTTGGGGTCCGCCGCTTCCCTTTGTCTCGCGGTTCATCCCGAAGCCGAGGACCGGCGCCGATGTGCCCGTGAGGTTCTCGCCCCGTGCCCGCTCGCCCGCCCGCTGGCCCGCAAGAGCAGGGTTCGGCCCCAAGTCACCGCCGGCCACGCCGAGGGCGTACTTCTTGTTGCCGCTCGCCGCGCCAAAGAGGGCCGTGTACGCGCCGGCCGGCGTGGTCCCTTCGGGGTTGGTGATGCTGCGGACACCGTGGCGCATGGCCCCCGAGAGGGCAGAGAACGTGCCCTTCACGTCCTCCGGGGCGCCTTCCGGGGCCGTCCGGTCCTTCTCCCATGCTTCCTGGCGGCGTTCCTCGTCATGGATGATCTGATCGGCCCGGGCGCGGGTCGCGTCGCCGGCGTCCTCCAGGTCCTTGATCGTCTTGGCCCTGGCCGCTTCACGCCCGGCCATCAGGCCCGCCTTCTCATCCGGCGTCTTTGCGGCCTTGAGTTGGGCGAGGTAGTCCTGGCTGTCCTGGGGCAACTTGGAGGGGTCGAGGGCGCGCTGAACGCCGGCTTCGGCTGCCGTGGCTTGCTCCCTCGTGGGACGCGGGGGCGGAATCGCGGCCCCAGGCGCCACCGGTCGCGGAAGCGAAGGCGGCTCGGCCGGGGCCGCGCGGCCCTTCCCCGCCACAGGCGTGGGAGGGATCACCAGCGACGGCGATGGCTGCGGAACCCCCTCGACGACCTGCTGAGGCACGGACCGGGGCACGTCCTGGAACGGAACCCGCGTGCGTTTGCGTGCCAGCGTGCTCAGTGCGCTTTTCGTTGCCACGGCTATACTCCTTCCTGCTTAGACGTACTCAAACCCGCCAGGAACGTCCCAGCGAGTGAGACACTTCATGCCATCAGGTTCAGTGTCGTACCCGCGGGCCGTCGGATTGTCCAGGGTGGGTTCGTCGCAGGCGTTTGGCATGTCGAGGGAGCCGAAAGGCGCGACGGTGGAGATTGTCAGACCCGTTTCGCCCGGGCTGGTCTGCCACAGATGCCATTCGCCGGAGTCGTGATCTGGAAAGTCGCCGTTGTCGTCCGGGGTCTGCAGGCCGGCGAACTTCATATACCACTCCACGTCTCTCGCCAGCGTCGTGGGGCAGGTCATGGAAAAGTTCACCATCGTGCGTTTGATGTGGCACCGATAAGGATATAGAGGGTCGTCGATGTATTCGCCTTTGTAGTAGGCGCACGCCGGCGGCGCGTAGGACTTGATTTCGGCGTTGAAGGCGGCCTCGGCGTCCGCTTGGGCATCGGCCCAGGTCGCGCCGACACCCCACCCCTCCCGCGTGTTTGCTTCGTAAGTGCCCCCGCTGCTGCTGGTAGTGTAAATGGCCCAGATGTTGACGTTGATACACTTCTGCAAATCCTCGAAAAGCCAGAATCCGACGATGTCGCCCGCGCCGATGCCCCTCGCCTGATCCGCGCCGGGCGGAACGTCGTCAACAGGGTGTGCTGTGTAGGCGCGCCAGGTCGTCGTACTCAATCCTGCGGCCGAGAATATGTCGGACCAGGGGGAAGCGTAAGTCGGAATGTCGGTCTCGCCCTCGTAATATCCGGCCGAACGTGGAACGCCCGCATCGTGTGAGACAGCGAAAAGACCCGAATAGAATCCTGCCTGAAGGTTGCCGAGAAAACCAACACCCTGCACGTCGTCTCCCGCGGATTTCAGGCTCCAAGCGCCGTCGCCGGCAACAGCCCGCCGCTCGTTGAAAGCCTTGATGAAGTCGTTGACGTTGGCCAGCAAGGCCCAGTCATTGTTCGTTCCTGGCGACCAGTCTGTGTAGGTCCAGCCCATCAGTGCGCCCTCACCCAACCAGGCTCCCAAAGTTTGTCCGTGTTGTTCCAGACGAGGACCTGATAATCCGCCGTGCCCGGAGGCGGGGTCCAGGGTGTCGCCCGGCGAACTTCCTCCACGACGGCCGCCATGCGCCGCAGGATGTCGCGGACCTGGGCCTCCAGGTGTTCCGCCCGTTCGTCCTGGTCGCCGAAGAAGTCGGCCACATCCTCAATCTGGCGCAGCCGGTCCGCCGGGGGCTGGATGTCGTGAAGGTCCTGAAGGTACTGAAGCACCGCAGCCAAGCCCTGAGCCACATCGCCCGGCGCGGCGCTGATGGCCGTGATCTGCGCCGGCACGCGCACCGCGTGCGCGCGGTCCAACCACACGCCCAGGTCCTCCAGGGCGCGAACGAGATTCTCAAGCGGCTCGCCTTGTGGCGGCAGGGTCATACCAGATACCCGTTCAAGGTAGAGAAATTGCCCGTCAGGGCTACGGTCCGCGTCGCTGTGACGCGAGTCGGCGTTATGTCAATCCACCCCTCGACCGGGTGCTTGCGGCCTGTGTCGGCCCCGGCGCCGTCGTAGACGATGTGCTCAGTGACCTTCATCTTCTGCTTCTCGACCCCGCAGTTCTTGTCCCACCCGTCCTCGTTGTAGTCCATGTAAATCTGTGCAAGGAACAGGCTCTCGTTGTAGTACCGCTGCCGCAGCCTCGCCCCCCGGAACAGCAGCGTCTTGGCCGCGCCCAGTTCCGAGCAATCGGCGGCGTTGCACTTCCCCGCGAGGCCCTTGAGGACCCCGCGGAGCGTTGCGGTGTTCGCGGCGCTCAGGACGACGCTCAGGCGCAGGCTGCAAGCGCCGATGTAGGCGAGGTTGCTCCCCTTGATGACACGCCAGCGATAGCGGACGCCGGCGTCCTCGAACTCGCCATCGATCAGGAGGGGCGTGGCCGCGAGATCGTACTTCAACTCGTGGCTGTAGGTCGTGATGTCGATTTCCAGGATGCCCTTGCCGGGGTTGCGGTCGAGGGCGCCGTTCCTCGTCGGCGCCTCGTAGTGCGCCACGACGCGGGCCAGGCCAGGGCGGAAATCGTCCTGGATGTCCACTTCCGACAGATAGGCGTCCCACATCCCAATCCCGCCGCCTGGGAAGTAACCGCCGAGGGGCAGCGCTGCGGTCACGTCCGTGTCAACGGTGCTCTGGAGGCCGATGGCGACGCGCACCCCGGAGGGACTGCGTACGCTCCTGCGCCGATGCCGCCGCACGAGTTCGTAGAGGTTGCCCGAAAGGGCCGTCTCGGAGAGCAGAATCGGCTTGAGGTAGGTGCAGACGACCCACACGGTCCCATGTTCGCGCGGTGCAACGTAGGCCGATTCGACGGCGTAGCCCTTGGGGAGCGTGTTGTCCGGCAAAACGGTCCCGCGCGCAGGGATGAGGCCGGGGGCCTCGCCTTCGGGACAGACCCAATGGCGGATCAGGTATTTCGCCTCGGCGTCCCGGACGCCCACGATGTCCGGTCGCCCGGCGTCGAGTCCGAGGGCCATGGCGCTCCCTTAGCCGGCGGCGCTGTGGTGCAGGGCGTACCAGTACGCGCCATCGCACATCACTTCGGCCATTTCGCCGCGGATGAGCGTCAGCGTGTCGCTGCCGCCCCCGGCCCCGCCGAAGCCCGCCACCACGGTCACGAGCAGGTTGTTGGCCCCGGTATTGATAAACCGGGCCTCCTGCTTCTCCATGTCCGCCGTCGGCACGGGCAGGGTGAGCGTGGTGTGGCCGCCGGCCGTGTCCACCTTGACGAGCGTGAAATCGACTTCGGACGGCCCGAGCGTGTCGCCGTGGTTGGCGAACGTCTTGGCCACCACATCCCGCTGTTCCTTGAGTTGATAGCCCAGATCCATGTGAATCGCTCCTTAGCGTTGCGTGAAGGTGACCGGGTATTGCCGGACGGACTCGCTGGCCGCCGCGGCTTGGTCGCTGGAGTCGCCGCAGTAACCCAGGTTCCGCGGCACGTTCTTCGCTGCATCGTCGCCTACCATGCGGTCGAGTTCCGCGTAGTAGAGTTCCGTGAACTTGCTCGGGCCGCCTCGCCAGGTCATTTCCGCCCAGGAGAGGCAGGCCAGTTGGACGAGGTTCCCGAAGTCAGGTCCGCCCAGGGCTGTCAGGCTGGTACTGCCGTCCAGGGTGTTGACCAGCATGTTATACTTGTGCGTCAAGGTCCGAAGCGTGCCCGGCGTCGGCCAGAACCAGGCGTCCCACCGGGTCGCCAGGGCGGGGTTGTGCGCATCGCTCGACGGCCGCACCCTGATGGCAAACTTCGTCGGGTCCGCCGTGTAGATGTAGGCTTCGTGCAACCGCTGCATCTCGCCTTCCGTCACCATGCGGATCTTCCGGGTCGTCTCGCCCGGCGCGTAGTAGAAGTCGCCGGCCGGGCTGCCGTAGTCGTCGGGCAGGGTGTAGCGGCCCGTGGCGGCCATGCTCCAGGTCTTGCCGACGGCAAAGGTTTCGCCCCCTTTGACCAGGATGTGCGTAGGGTCCGTGTAGTCCGTCACGGTGAACGTGCCGATGGCGGTGATGACGATGCTGTGCCCGACCATCGAAGGGTAGAACCGGGTGGCCGAGGTCCCGTAGGTCAGGGTGAGGGTTGTCTTGGGAGAAGCATACACGCCAACAACGGTGACGCCAGCCGTCGCCGCGAAACTCGGCCAGATCACCAGGCTCAATTCCGGCGAGAGCCAGGACCACTTGTGCCGGCCCTTCGCCTCGCGTCCCCGGCTGGCGCCCAGGGCCATGCGGTAGCCGGCCGTGATCGCCGAGTCCACGTTCTTCGCCGCTTCGCCCAAGAAGTCCCGGAGCGCCGCTTGGAGCAACAGGTACGTCGGGGTCAATGTGCTCTCTGACACCGGCTATCTCCTGCACACTCCTGCAAAGTGCAGCACACTCCTGCAAAGGGAACGGGGACCGGGCCAGGAGGAGAGACCCGGCCCCCGGAGAGCAGATGCGTTCTCGCTTACGCCGCCGCCCGGACGAACAGGTAGTCCACCGTCATCGCCGAGATGTTCGCGTCGCCGTTCCGCAACTCCAGCGACGGGCGGATCATCGTCCCGGCCGCCACGAGCGCCGCGACGTAGGTCTGCGCGGCCAGCGCGTGCGCCACGCCGTCGATGTAGTGCGTCAGGGTGCCCCCGTCGTAGATCATCTCGTAGACGTGGTACGCGGCGTCGTCGTCCACGGTAGAGTCCGTCTTTGTCTCGGTGCCGACCTTCGCCGTCACGTAGATGTTGGCGTCGTTGTCGTCCTTGAGGAACCCGATGTGGTTCGCGCGGCCGGCCACGATGTCCGTGTCGGTCGCGTGCAGGCCGACGAATGCCTCGATCTGGTTGGCCGTGGTCGGCGTCAACTTGACGCGGGCCTTGAAGTGGAGCGCCTTGCTTGCCGTGAGCACGACCGCCGCGAGGGCCTGGAGGTTGATCACATCGTCGTCGGTGTTGTCGTTCAGGAGTTGGAGAACGCCGCCGGCCTCCGTGACGATCAGGGACACCGCCCCGCCGCTAGCGATGGTCTGAGTCCACCCACTCACCCCGGCCTGCTCCATGAAGTGCGTCTCCAGGGCCTGGACGGACATTTTCGCTTCGCGGCTGTCGCTGCGGATGACGATGGCTTGGACCTCGCCGGCGGTTGTTCCGAGCGTCGCCACCGTCTGAACCGCCTTCACCGCCCAAGGGCTGAACACCGCCCCGGCGACCATGTACGTCTGCCCCGGCACCGGCCCGAGGATGGTCGAGTTGATCACGCACGCCGACTTGGCGTACACCGGGACGCAAGCCCCGATGATCGGCGTGATGATCTCGATGAAGCGGCCGGCCTCCCCGGTCGGGGCTGCGCCGTAGTCCGCGGCGACCCACCCGGCGAAGTCCTCGATGTTGCCGAGGTCCGGGGTTTCCACGACGCGGAAGCGGCCCGTGTTGACCACCGTGGCGGCATACGAGTTGCCGCGTTCGTCCGTCACGCGGTCCCGGTCGTAGCAGACGCACATGCCACGCTTCAGGGCCGTCGTGATCGTGCAGAAAACCCGCTTCTTGCTGACGAGGGCTTCCTGTCCTGCGGAGACATGCGACATGGTACGTTCCTTTCAAGAAAGAGGTCTGAGGGGGCGTTACGTTCGTCCGCCCCCCCCTGTTCGAGTCGCCTGGGCCCAGCGCCCGGCGCTCACCTTCCAATCCGGCCCGAGCCGGATTAGTATTTATTGCAAACGGCGATGCCCTGACGCCGGTTCGTGCACTTGATGTTGGCCGTCAGCCAGATGAAGGTCGTGAATACGTCGGACTGGTCGCGGTCGCGGATCGGGGTGTCGATGCGGAGGTTGTCGCCGCTCAGGACGACGGGCTTGAAGAAGGCCCGGTTGGCGAAGTAGAACGGATCGCTCGTGTCCGCGTCGAGGCAGTCGGTCGGCACGATGGGCGTGCCCATGATGACCATGGTCCCGTTGGCGAGCCGTGCGACTTCCGGGCCGTTATCGTCGCCGCGCTTCCGCTGGAACGAGCCGAGGGCGATGCTGGAGGCCACGTTGCAGTAAATCCGGTAGCGGTCATACGGGGCCTTGAGCAACTGCTCGGCCAGGATCGGCGCCTTGAACTTCATGCGGGTGTGCGTGAGGATGCACTGGTCGATGAAGTGGGAGTCGATGCGCTTGTAGCCCGCGCAGAAGTTCCGCCACTTGGCATGGCCGCCCGTGACGCTCGGCGTCCCGCCGCCGGTGGTGCAGGGGGCGATGCCTGCCACGTCGGTCCACCCCGTCGGGTAGCCGCCGTAGTAGCCGGCCCCATCTGCGGTGTGTAGGTACTTCCCGGCCCACACCTTGATGCCCCACAGAGCCTTCGCGGTGTTCGAGGCCGGGGCGTCGGCCCAAAAGGACTCCTCGATCATGTTGCACATATCAATAAGCCCTTCGAGGCGCTTCAGGTCGGCGTAGTCGTACAACTTGACCCTGTCGCCGGCGTTCATCAGGATTTCGTGGCGCTCGGTGGAGAAGTGGCTGCGCATAAGCCGCCAAGGGACGACGAACGGCCAGGTCGTGCTGACCACGTTCGGCGCGGCCGCCTCGTAGGGGTCCACGAACTGCGCGTTGCCGGCGTTGTCCAACTTGATCCGGCCCATGATGGCCGTGCCGGTTTCCTCGATCTTGTCCTGACGCAAGAGCGTGTCCATAAACTCGTAGGTGTTGTGGTCGAGCGCCACGTCGAGCCTGCCTTTGTCGAGCGCCCGGGTCGTGACGTTCATCAGGTCCATCAACTGCTCGTTGGTGATGTCGCCGGTCGGGATCGGGACGCCGAGTTCATCGGCACCCGAGACGGCGATGAGGGCGAGCCCCAGAAGGGCGGCTATCGCCAGAAGGGTGAAGGGTTCCATCGTCTGCTCCTTTCGGAGCGGCTGCCGCTACCGTCCCGGAGAAGGCGGAAGCCCCGCGTTGAGGCGTCCCTGCTCGATGGCGTCGAGGGCGACCTTCTTTTGCCCTTCGGGGCCGGAGGGAGCAGGGGGTTGACGGCCGGCGGGCGATCCTGTCACTTGCCGGCTGCGGGTTTCCGTCTTCTTGCGGAGTTCGGCGCGGGCCGCGGCTTGTGCATTTTTTGAGGTAAGGGCCGTGAGCGCCTCTTTCATCACGTCCTGGTAGGCCACCTTCTCGCCCTTGACGGCGTAACCGGCCGCCAGGGTTTCGGCCTTGGCCAGGAGGACTTGCGGCGTGACGTTCGCCGCGATGGTTCCGGCCGCCTGGATGGTCATTTGGGCGGCCACGTCGAAGATCAACCCCTCCATGCCGGCGAGGCGCTCGTCGCGCGCGGCCAAGGAGCGGTTGACGCCCTGAGAAACGCCATCCAGCAGGTCGGCGTTCTCCGGGTACTGTTGCCGGAGTTCATCGGCCAGCGCGAACGGCGCATCCTCGGGCAGAACATCGGGCGAGCCGGTCTTCTCGGCGCCGGCAAGGCCGTCCTTCGGGTTCGGCTGTCCGTCCTTGCCGAGGGTCGCCGCGTGCGCGTCCAGCGCGTCCGCGTGGACCTTCAGCATGGCTTCGACCTTCTCCTTGCCGCGAGTCTTGACGAGGGCCTTCAGGTCTTCCTCGTCCAGGTGAACCCGCTTGGCGGCGTCCAGGAGGCGCGGGTCAATGTCCAGCGCGCCTTCGTCTGTCTCGCCGCCTTCGTCGGTCTTGTCGGCGGGTTTTGCGGCAGGAGGACTTCCAGGCGACGGGCCGAGACCGGCCCCTCGCCGTGCTTGCTCGATAGAATCGAGGGCTGCGGGCGCCGGCCCTGCATCGGCCGTCGCCGTTCCTGCACCGCCGCCAGGGGCGGCCGTGGCTGCACCCGTCCCACCTTCCCCGCCGGCTTCCTCGGCGAACAGGGCCAGGGCGAACGCCACGGTCACAAACAGCAGTAGAAACTCCATGTGTTTCTCCTCGCCTTCTTCCCCGGCCGGCATGGACGGGGGTAGAGTGCGCTAGGTGATTGCGGCTCTGCGCTTCAGCATCTCTTGGATCACGGCGCCCACGTTAAAGGTGTTCTTCCCGCACATGGGGCAGAAGACTTCGGTTTCCGGCCGCAGGGTGCGGAAGTAGTCGAAGTCAAAGTGCATGAGGTAGCCGCAGCACACACACCGCAGCACCAGCGGCTCAAACTCGGGTTGTGGTTGTTGAGGGGCCACGTCGCTAACTCCGTTCCGCCCATCCCGCGCGCTTGAGGGTCCGAAGGCGATGGCTTCGGCTCTCAAAGATCGCGCGGCCGTCCACCGTGAACTTGCAGCCCAACGTCCGCGTGGCCTCGCCCACCAGGGCCGGGTCCACGGCGAAGGACGCGCTGACGATGGGATACGCTGCCTTGGGCACTGTCCGGCCTCGCGGGGCAAACGGGGCGTGATCCGCCACCTGGCCACACCGCAGGGCCTTCGCGGGATCGTTCTCGGTCGTGAGGATCGCCGGGACCGCGGCGCTCGACGGGAACAGGCGGTCGATCAGTTCCCCTGTCCCGCGCACGCAGAAGGTCGTGTTGAACGGCATCCTTCGCTCGCTCTCTCCCGATAGAAAAAGCCCCGACCTCCTGCCGGCAGGTCAGGGCTTTCTATCGGTTTCAGTTATGCCGCAGGCCCCGTCGGGCCTTTGGCCTTACTCTCTACGGTTATCGGCGGCGCGCCGCAGATGCTTCATGTGATTTTGCGCCATGTGCTTGACGGTCCCCATCAGGTAGCGGTACGAGTGCTTCCCACGGTCGAGGCCCGCCTTCGGCTTGACCTTGCCTTTGGCCTGTTTCCACTTGCTCTCAACCGTCCGAAGGCTCGCCCCCGTCTGACGTGCCACGGCTCGTAGTGCCGGAACCGGCATAGTCGTACCCTCCCAAACGCTCCCGCAGTCGCACGAGGATGTCCGCGTGCATCTGGGACACGCGGGCCTCGCTCAGGCCCAAGCGCAACCCGATGTTTTTCATCGTCACGTTGCCCCGGTAATATAAGACAAGCATCGTTCGCTCGTCCCTGTTCAGGCCGCGTTGGAGCAACGTGAACAGATCGTCCTCGGAGGGTGTCGCCCAAGGCGGCAGCGCCCGAGAGTCTCGTTCCTGGTAGGCGCGGGTTCCGTCGTCGGCCGGGGGGAAGGACATCACCTGCGCCGCTTGCAGGGCCGCTGTGCGCTCGAGGTACTCCGGCCTCGTCCAGCCAAGTCGCCGGCGCCGCTCCTCATCCGTGGGTGGGCGCCCGAATCTGGCCTCCAAGGCCGCGTCGGCCGCGTCCACCTTGTTTCGCCGCCCGCGTAGCGTCCGGGTCATCGTGTCGATCTCCCGTAGTCCGTCGCGGATCGCTCCGCGGATTCGGTAGGTGGCGAACGTCTCAAACTTCACGCCGCGTTTCGGGTCGAAGGCCGGAATCGCGTCGATCAGGCCGAGGGTCCCCGAGCATTGGAGTTCGTCCGGCTCGACGCAGGGGGGCAAGTGCTTGAAGATGAATCCTATGCACTTCCGCACGAGGGGCTGATAGGCGACGACCAAGGCGTTGCGGTTTCTCGTCGTCGGGCGACGACAGTAGGCCGACCAGAGGATTGCCGTCTTATCCCCGTTGTGCGGCGGGTGAGGCGCGAGGCTGGGGCCCTTGGGTCTCATCGTTTGCCGATCTCTCTCCCGGTGGCCGTGCCGCCGCTGGCCTGGAAACGGTGATACGTGGTTGTGCCGCAGCGCCCGCTGCGGCGTTCCTCGTTCCTGCCGGCCAAGGGGTCGCGCTCCCCAAGCCCATCACATCAGCCTGTTCCGCTCCCTGGAACAGTTCGTCCACTTCGTCAATGCCTTGGAGTTGTGCGATGCGCCGGATCACGGCCTCCGCATTCAGGGTCGCGCCCTGGGCCTCGGCCGCCGGGGCGAGAGGCATGGCCACGTCCGCCACCCACCGCAGCATCTTCTCGGCCGCCCGTTCCGGCGTGTCCGGCCGCCACGAGTGGGGCTGGATGTCAATGTCGAAGTCCCCAATGTCCGCCTCGGCCCGTTCCTCCGGCGTGAAGGTCGTCTCTATCTCGATGTCCGTGCCAGGCAGGCGCCGCAGGAGCGTCGGTTCGTGGAGCGGGTCCGTGTAGAGATACCAAGCGACCTTCTTCAGCACGCTCCGCACGCTTCGCTTGACCTCGCCGCGCATGTCCTCAATGCGGACTGACGCGCTACCGGCGAGCATCTGTTCCTGGCCGAGCGTCGGGGCGACGTTCTCCAAGCCGGCGATGAGGTCCATGTTGCCCGCCTGCTTGGAGAAGAACTGGAGAAGACCGGAGAGGACCTGGCTCTTGTCGGTCCGGGCGCCGCCGAGTTGCAGTTGGCCGATCCGCTCCTTGTCCTTCACCAGGATCAAGTCGCCGTCCTCCGCTTGCCGGATGACCGCGCCGTCCTGAGCCGCCACATCTTCGAGAATGCCCAGGACCTTCTCGCGGTCCATCTGGCGGAACATCTTACGCACAAAACGGTTGATCGCCTCGTGCATGTCAAGAAAAATTGCGACGGGCGGGAGCGCGAGGGCGTTGTCGGGCACGCGGTAGTAGGCCATCTCATCGTACGGGCCGCGCTCCGGCCCCTCGTAGTCCTCGACGCGGAGGGGAAGATCGCCTGAACCTGGCGGCGGCATCGTCACCAGGAGAGGCTTGTCCCTGCCGTCGAAGCCGCGCGGCAGCCAGAGTTCGACCAAGCGGATCACGTCCACGACGCCATCGCGGGGGCCGGCGTCGCCCCGGCTGAGATCCTCGGCCCGTTTGTCCCCCTCCATTCCGCGGTAAGGGCTGAGGCCGTCCTTGTTGCGGTAGTTCGGGCTGTCCATGACGTAGGCGTGCGGCAGTTCCGTCACGTGCCCCTCAAAGAGCGCGGCCTCGCGCGTGCGTGCTTGCGGGTCGATGCGGTAGTCGTCGAGGCTCACGCGATCCGTGACGACCGTGCCGTAGTCCAGCAGGATGTCGCCGAGGTCCACGTTGTCGCCGGGGGCGATGCCGGTCCAGAAGAAGGCAGGGCCGAACAGGCCGTCCTGGACGACCATGCGGAGACGGGGCGTGAAACCTGTTTCCTCAATCCACTTATCGAGGTCGAGGCCCAGGCGATCCGCCAAGGGGCGGGCCGCGAGAGTCTTCGGCCGGCACCAGCCCTTCGGCGTGCCGCTCACCAGGTTCGGAAGCAGGGCCAGCACGGCACCGGCCAGGACGTTCATCGGGAGTTGCTGCACAGCGGTCCGGCCGTAGTGGGCGCCGACAAACTGCGTGAGGGCGCGGAGGCGTTGATCGCGGAAGACCTTGAGTTGCCCTTCGCACGTGAGGAGGGCGCGCTGTAGGCGCTGGGCAGCGCCTTTCTCGGCCACCTGATTCGCCCTATCAACCAGGGTCATGTTGCCTCCTCAATGCTTGGGAAACGTGTCCTCGCCAAAAGTCTCGATGTATTCCACCTTGTCCTTGTTCACGTGGACCATTCCGCCGCCCGGCTTTGCGAAATGACCCCAAACGCTGTCGCCCTTCCACTTGCCAAACACCTTCTTGTAGTGCCCGGACTCGAACGCAATCAGGGTTTCGCCCACAGGTTCTTCTGACGTTGGCCGTGCCATACGCTACTCCTTCTACACGCTCGCGCCCTTGCAGGCGATAGCGGCGTTCGCCGTCATCACGGCCTCGCGGACCTTGCGGATCGCCGCCATGCGGTCGGCGCTGTGGGGTGTGTTGCGGACGATGGTGTAGGCGAACTCCTTGCCGGCCGCCCGGATGTTCTCGTACTTGGTGCGGTCGCCGACTTCGGGGGCATGGTAGGTAAACCAGTTCTCCAGGTCCGGCCACAGCGGATCTTCGGGCAGAGGGTTGACCTTGTCGCCGTTACTCATCGCGTTCCCTCAATCGGTTCGCCAAGGCCGCGTGCCGGCGGGCGATGTACGAGGTCCTGGGTACGTCGCGGGCCGGCATCACGTACTTGGGCTGCTCCTTCCTGGCCAGGTTCACCAGGGCGTCGGCGATCACGCGGTCGCCGTGGGCAAGCCGGGCCCCTGACTTCTCCTCGACCAACCGCTCGTGCAACGGGCAACCCTCATCATCCATCACGTACTGCAAGAGTTCATCGACCGCTGCGGCGCTGGGGTTAATGAAAGTCCCCAACCCGAGGTCCCGCCGGTAGTCGCCCAGGAGCAGGAACTTGTTGTTCTTGGAAGCGGGCCAGCCCGGTATGCGCAGTTGATCGCGCCGCCGCGGGCTGACCTCATCCTCGCGGCGTTGGAAGTAAACGTAGGTGTAGCCGAGCCGGTGAACCTCCCTACCGAAGATCAGACCAGGGCCGGTCTGCTCCCACACGAGGAACGGCCAACCGGTCCCGCCGGCAAACCAGTTGCACAGGGCCACGACCGTCCGCGCGAAGTGTTCCGGCGACTGCTGAGCCGTCACCAGTTCAGCCACCTTGCGCCCGTTCGTGCAGTCATACACGCTCGCCACGGAGTTCGAGGCCCCTGTACCCTCCGAGATGTCGCAGGCCACGGCGTAGTTGGCGTGCTGAGAGGGGCGCCCGTCGGCCCCGAGCGGACACCAGAGCCGCAGCATCCCGCGCGGGCTGGCCACGAAGCCGTCCAGGGCGATCCGGTCCTCGGGCAGCACGCGGTACACGAGATCGCCCACCAGGTCCGGCGACCGGACGGTCGTTGCCCGCAGCCGGGCCACCACATTGCCGTCGAACCACGCATGGCCGGATCGTAGGTAGTCAATGTCGAGTTCCTGGGCGACCTCGATGTCCGAGCCCCGGCGCACACACTCGCCGTCGTACCAGGGCGACCGCAGGCGACCGTCCAGGACGAAGGGGTAGCCGTCAGGGAAATCATACGTGACGCGCCGTGGCTCGCCGGCGTCGTCCGCCGGCACAAGGGACGTGACCGGGCCGCGGTAGCCATCCAGGACCTCCACGACGACGCCCTTGGATGTGTAGAGCCCGCGCGACTTGATGGGGTGCTTCGACCAGTGAAGCGTGAGGACCTTGACCTTGCCGCTGTGCCGTAGCCGGCCAAAGGTGTTCATGCCCTTCGGGGTGGACACGCGCAGGCGGTTGGCCGAAACGTCAGCGGTGGCCATCTCCACGTCGGCCGCTTGCTCGATGCTGGCGTGCTCATCCACCAAGAGCGACTTCCGGCGGCCGGCCCTGGCCGCGTCCTTGGAGGTAGCGCGCCCGTCGATCACGGAGCCGTTGGCCAAGTTCTCGATGTGAAGGTTGGCCTCTCGCGTCGGCGGGCGCATCCAAGCAGGCAGGTTCGCCAGCGCAAACCGGAACTTCCAGAACAGGGTGTCGGGGTCGCCGGTGCGGTCCACGAGGTCCTCAGTTCGGCTGATGCACAGGAACGCCATCTGCGGATAGAACAGCCAGAGCCAGAGATATGTGACCAGCACCATCCAAGACGCGCCCATGTCGCGGGACTTCTCGATCAGGAGGTCGTAATCGCCCCAGACGCTGCGAAGGATCGCACATAGGGCGTCGTCTTGGTACGGCCAGGTCGTCCAGGGCAGGCTGGCCGGCCGCTGCGGGTCAAAGAGCCACACGAAGCCGTTGATGAAGTAAAGCAGGTCCTCGCGGCAACACCGGAGGATGTGGGCCTGGATGTCGCGGTCGTGGCCGGCGAGGCCCCACACATGGCGGCGCCACTTCACGTTGGCCAGCCGGCCCCGCGGGATCGCCTTGTGCCAGTCGCCGAAGCCGGGGCGCTCCGGTTCAGAGGCCGCGATGCTTTGGTCTCGCGCGCTTATCGGCGGGGTACTGGGGGCATCCTGGCGCGTCGCGCTTGTGCCCTCACCGACACCGGCCTCTATTTGCGGTGGCTCAGTCATCGGGCGGGGGAGGCTCGTTGAGTTTCCGTTCCCCTTCATCGGGGTCGCCTCCCTGTCCAGGGGGATTGCGGAGATCGAGTTGAACGCGGTCGCGGTACTCCGGCCGCTTCGCCTTGATCAGGAACATCAGGAGGTTGTCGCTGAACCGCCGCCGCACCAGGGTCTTGCCGCCGACCTTGACCGGCTTGCCTTCGAACAGCACCACGTCCTCCACCCCCTCGACGGCCCGGCGGGTGGCCTCGTGGATGAGGTTGTCTGTCCCGGCCTGATCCGCGTCACGGTAGCGGGCCTCGTAGGTGGGGTCCTCCTTGAGCCACGTGTAATGCGAGCGGGGGGACACCTGGGCGGCGCGTGCGGCCCCCTTGATCGTGCCGCAGGCTTCCAGGGCCGCAAGGAAGGCCGCTTGACGCTTGGAG